CTGAATCTGTTGAGACGACGCCGGAGGAACAACAGTCTACAAAATCGTTCTCTCAAGAAGAGTTGGACGCAATTGTAGGCAAACGCCTCGCAAGAGAACAGCGCAAATGGGAAAGAGATCAAGCCCAACGGCTTGCGGAGCAACAGGCTAGACAGCCCGTCGCACCTCCACCCGCGCCAGATGATTTTGAGAACGCGCAAGCCTATGCGGAAGCACTGGCCGAACAAAAAGCTCAAGAGATGCTGGCACGACGAGAGGCCGCAAAACAACAGGCAGCTCTGCTTGACTCGTATAAAGACCGTGAAGAGGAAGCCCGCGATAGATACGATGACTTTGAACAAGTCGCGTATAATCCGAACCTCCCCGTAACGGACTATATGGCTCAAGCCATCCAGGCTTCAGACATTGGCCCCGAAGTGATCTATCACTTAGGTTCCAATCCAAAAGAGGCCCAACGGATTGCCAATTTGCCGCCGATTTTGCAGGCAAAGGAGATCGGTAGACTTGAGGCCAAACTGGTCGCAGATCCGCCGACAAAACGCACTTCAACTGCGCCAGCTCCTCTTGCTCCTGTCACGGCTACTCGGTCAAGCTCCGGCCCTAGATATGACACGACAGATCCTAGATCCATCAAGGATTTGACGACATCTCAATGGATCGAGCGCGAGCGGCAGCGTCAGATCAAGAATTGGGAAGCGCAAAACCGTAGGTAATTAGGTTATGTCTAACTCGATTTTAACAATCGACATGATTACTCGCAAGGCTCTTGAGATCCTTGAGAATAATCTTGTCCTCACGCGCACTGTCAACCGTCAGTATGACGACTCTTTCGCTGTAGAAGGCGCTAAGATCGGCAATACACTCCGCATCCGTCTTCCTGACCGTGCATTGGTTACGGACGGCGCTGCCCTTCAAGTTCAGGGCGACAACGAGCAATATACGACCCTGACTGTTACTTCACAGAAGCACATCGGCGTGAACTTCACGACCGCCGAACTGACGATGCAGTTGGACGACTTCGCTGAACGTGTTCTGAAGCCTCGTATTTCGCAGCTCGCGTCTTCTATCGACGCCGACGTTGCGAACAGCTTCAAATACATCGGCAACTCGGTCGGCACGCCAGGCACAACGCCTGCTACGTCGCTTGTCTTGTTGCAGGCTCAACAGAAGCTCAACGAGAACGCTGCGGTTATGATGCCTCGCTATGCCACCATCAATCCAGCCGCCAACGCTGCGTTGATCGAAGGCATGAAAGGGCTCTTCAACCCTGTGTCAACTATCTCGAAGCAGTTCAAAAACGGATTGTTTGGCGAAGGTATCCTCGGCTACGACGAGCTGAGTATGTCTCAGTCAATCAAACAATTTACAACCGGGTCGCGCACGGGCACGCTGACAGTCAACGCTTCGGTTACGTCGGAAGGCGCGACCAGTATCGTCGTTACGGGCCTCGGCTCGACGGTTGTCAAGGCAGGCGACGTGTTCACGGTTGCTGACTGCTTCGCTGTCAACCCACAAACCCGTGAGTCAACCGGCTCGCTGTTCCAGTTCGTTGCTCTTGCTGACGTTACCGCGTCGACAACTGCTACGGTTCAGGTCAACGCGATGTATTCGGCCTCACATGCTCTCGCTACGGTCGATGTGTTGCCACAGTCTGGCAAGACAGTCACGTTCCTCGGTGCTCCTTCTACGCAGTATCCGCAGAACTTGATCTATCATCGTGACGCGATCACCTTCGCTACCGCCGATCTTCTGCTTCCGCAGGGCGTCGACATGGCAAGTCGTCAGGTTCACAATGGCATCAGCTTACGCGTTGTTCGTCAGTATGACATCAACAACGACCGTCTGCCTTGCCGTATTGACGTGCTCTATGGCTACAGCGTGATTCGTCCGCAGATGGCCGTTCGCCTTTGGGGCTAATAAGCGGTGGCTCTTTAGAGCCACCCTTTCCTATCTTTTTGGAGTTTAATCCATGTCCTATAATCCTGTTACACAGAGCGCTGCTTATCCGCTCGAGACTCTTGGCCCAGATCCGGCTCTTTCGACCGGCACAGGCGGCTATCAGATCGGCGCAGGCAACATCGACGAAGCTGACTTCGGCAATACTTCAGCTCCTGTTTCTATCGCCGCTACGGCGACATTGACGGCAGATCAAGTATTGAATGGCCTTATCCTCGCTAACTCAGGCGTAAGCAGCGGCGCGCAGACCTATACTCTGCCAACTGTTGCCCTGTTTGAGGCTGCAATCCCATCGGCTGTTAAAGTTGGTGCAACTTATCAGTTCAATCTGGTAAACCTCGGCACTTCGACAGCTACGGCTATCGTTGCCGCTGGCACTGGCTGGACGGTTTCGGGCTCATTGACGATGACCGTTCCAGTTACGACGGGCGCTTCTTTTATCGCCCGTAAGAGCGGCGCTGGCGCTTGGACGCTTTACCGCGTTGTATAGTTAGGGTGGGCGCAAGCCCACTCTTTTTTAGAGGACATCTCCATGCCAAACACCAAAGCAGTTGGTGTTGCTTTTTCTGATCCTGAACTCGTAGCTGGCACAACCATCACGGGCGCAACGATCACTGGAGCGACGCTGGACTCTACAACCAAAGTTCTCTCTAATATCTACACTGGCTATTCTGAGAGTCAGCAAGGCGCGACGATTGCTACGACCACTGGCGGAACCAACGATGTTTTTCTCATCGTGGCCTCTGCGGGTGTTCTTACTGCGGCGCTCTTTTCTGGCGTAGACGCTCTGGCTGCTAATGATACGAACTACATCACGTTCAGCATTACCAATCTTGGTCAGGCTGGCGCTGGTTCAGCGGCTATGTTGGCGGCTACTGACGCTAACACAACCAAAGCAACGGGCGGCACAGCTATCACAGCCAATGCCAAGCGCACACTGACACTCAACGGCACCGCAGCCAATCTGGTTGTTGCTGATGGTGATCGTTTGCGTATCCGCGCTACGGTTTCTGGAACGCTTGCTAACACCGTTACATTCCCTGTCTATAATCTGGAATTTTCGGTAGTTTAATATATAGCGGCCTACGGGCCGCTATATTTCTTTAGAAAGTAACCAATGGCTGTTATTTATTTGAAACACCCCGAACATGGGGTTAAAGTGGCGTGTCTCGACCTAGAGGCCGAAGCCGATATAGAGAACGGCTGGGAGAGGTTCGACCCAAATGACGACATACACCTGTTACGATCAGATAGTGGGAGCGTTGAGGCTCCTCGGAGTGTTAGCCGAAGGCGAAACGCCCTCGTCAGAGACGGCGCAGGACGCGCTGATGGCTCTGAATCAAATGATCGACAGTTGGAACACTGAACGCCTATCTGTTTTTGCTACTCAGGATCAGATCTTTAGTTGGCCGTCAGGCGAGCGCACGCGCACGCTAGGGCCGACCGGCAACTTTGTTGGTTTACGTCCTGTATTGCTGGACGACTCTACTTACTTTCGCGATCCACAGACCAACGTGTCTTACGGGATCAAATTTATCAATCAACAGCAATATAACGGCATTGCTGTTAAGACTGTAACGTCTACCTATCCACAAGTCATATTTACCAATATGACCTACCCCGACATTGAAATGTATATCTATCCAGTGCCGTTGCGGCTCTTGGAATGGCATTTCATCTCGGTCGAAGAACTTACCGCTCCAGCGGATCTAGCGACGATACTCGCGTTTCCGCCAGGTTATTTGCGGGCGTTTCGATACAATCTGGCTTGCGAGTTGGCCCCTGAGTTTGGCGTTGAGCCATCTCCGCAAGTGCAGCGCATCGCTATGTATAGCAAGCGCAATCTGAAGCGCATCAATAACCCTGACGACATTATGGCGTTGCCTTACAGCATTGTTGGCACACGTCAGCGCTATAACATCTATGCTGGCAATTACTAATGAAGAGTCCAATTCTCGGCTCAACTTATGTTCTGCGTAGTCCTAATGCGGCTGATAACCGCATGGTCAATCTTTTCCCTGAAATTGTTCCAGAAGGCGGCAAAGAGGCCGCGTGGCTTCAACGCGCGCCAGGTTTGCGACTTTTAACGACATTTCCGACAGGGCCAATTCGAGGTCTTTGGGCATATAATGGTTACGGGTATGTTGTAGCCGGGACTAAATTATATCGTATTGATACGAATTGGAACTACATTGAACTCGGCACCATAAGCTCTGGATCCACACCCGTTAATATGGTGGACAATGGCACGCAATTATTTATTGCGGCAGGGGCAACGGGCTACATC